TGGATTATAGGAGCTGCAGTGGCTATTTGTGCTACATTAGGTATTGTTTATGTTATAGCAATGTCAAGAATTCACTAAAATTTACTATTTACCCATTTGTAGAATACATATAAGCCCATTAGCATTAGTATGTAAATAATACCGTCAAACCAGGGGATTTCATTTAAGAAATCCGCTGTATCTCCAGATAGTTCTCCAATCATAATACCTCCTTAAGAATAGAGCCAAACTACACCAGCAGTCTTATTAGCATCTACATCTACATGTATAAAAGTCTTAGCAATGCCTACCCTATCAAACACTGGCATAATAGCGTAGAGTAGTGCATATCGTTCTGCAGAGCCTGTATACTTTAAATCAGCTGCCCAGCCATTTATATGACTAGATGTAGGAGTAGCATTAATTGTACTATTATGATTACTACATCTAATTCCGCTATTTATCGTTATTGATCTATTTAAGGTATCTCTAACTAACTGTACTTTCATTGCTAGTTCGTCTTTAATATCGTCTTTTCCACACCCGCATCTACAGGCGTATTCTATCCTATTAAAATTAGCTGTTAGATCTCCCATTTGCTTTACCTCCTTGATTTACTTGATTTTTAAAGGGATCATAGGCTTTAAATTTAATAACTTTTCGAGCTGTAATAACCGCCGGTTTACCTGTCTTAGGATTACGGCCCATTCGTTTAGACTTATTTCTTGTATTAAAACAGCCAAATCCTCGGATAGTTACCTTTCCCTCTTTAATAAGTCCTTGTTTAATAGAGTCTAGAACAGTTAATACAATATCATCTGCTACCGCTTGAGAGATGTCTAATTGTTTAGCTACTGCATTTGTTAAGTGTTCTCTAGTCATTTGGTCTCCTTATTACGGTTTCTTTTCTTTTTATACTCATTTGACATATTTCTACCACATTTTTGACTACAAAACTTTGTATTTCTTTTATTTGTAGCATAATACGTCTTTTTGCACATCATACAATTTTGTTTTTTAGCTCCAGGGGCATACTTAGTTATTTGTGAATGGGTTGCAGGTTTTGATTCTTTATGTCCAGGATGTGTTTTCTTTCCTGAATTTTTATATCGTGAGCCACTCAGACTTATATGTGAATTGCTTTTATCTAATGCTGAGTCATATAATATTTTGACTTCTTCTTTTGAAATTGTTTTACAATGTTCAAGTTTATTAGTTTCTTTATCTAGTTTATATATTTTAACTTCTGATAACATATTAATTCCTTTTGTGTTAAATACCAATTTTTGTTATATATTACATGAATAAATAATGTTTTGGAGAATATTATGGGGTCCGATACTTTTGAGTTTACAGATACGGAATTTTTAGACTTTATTAACAGGATCTTAAAAAGCGATACTCCTATAGGAGATGAATTTAAACCTATAACAAATATAGATGATAGTTTTAATGTAAACGGGTTAGATAGTCTAAGTACTATGATGTTTGTTATATGGATATGTGACTGTTTTGGTATTACAGAAAAGCAATTTCAAGTACTTCTTGAACAACCAAATTTTAGTATTCGAACTTTAAAAGAATTTGCAACTAAAACAGCTACTAAAACTTTTTCTTATAGTCAAGCCAAGGAGTATGCTAAACATTGTTTTTAACTCATACTAACTCTGTATATTCAGAAAAATTAACTTTATTGGACTACATCCCCTATCCTCAATATGTTCATCAAGTTGGGAATGGGGGCGGTCCAATGGTTACCCAAGGACTTAAACTGCTAACTGGAGAATTAGTTAATTATGTTCTTAAAGGACAGCACGGAGCTACAGCTGGAACATATACATTTATCAATGAATTAATGGCTATTCCTACACTTAAAGTAGGACTTATAATAGCTTCCGGAAGTGCTTCATGGACTGGGTATACTTCAACTGTTCCTAAGACTAGTCAGTATCCTGCTTACAAAATAATACCTATGGCGGTTACTCAGGTATATGCAGGTTATTTAGCTAGTCAACTAGGATCTTTTGAGTATATATCAACAGATAGTGTAAGCTGTATTAGCGGCCATTCTGCTTGGTATACTGCGTATAATCTGTTGTCTCTTGAACGATTAGATGTAGTTATAGTTGTTGCAGTAGATAATGGCCTATCAGAAGAGTATTTACATGTATTTGGAGAACATAAATTAAGTAAATTGCTTGATGAAGAAGATGACCCAAATATTATAAAATTTCATTTAGGGCAAGCATGTAATATATCAGTATTTGAAAGTTTATATTCAGTACTTAAGACTAAGCATTCAGGATTAGCGGAAATTAAAGATATACATGTAGCTGCTGAGTATCATAATTCTCCGTTAGGGATTTCATGTAAAGGTATGGGATATAAGAAAGTTATGGATAGAGTTAACACACATAGCACTAGTAAAATTGATTTTATTAAGACTCATAGTACTTTTTCGAAAGACAATGAAATAGAAGATATACTAATTAAAGAGCAATTTGGAGATATTAGAACTATTGACTATAAATTACGTATTGGTCATACTATGGGAGTATCAACTGCTGTAGAAACAGCATTAGCAATACAGGAAGAATCTGGTACGTTTCTTAGCTTAGGAGCTGGTATGGGTAACGTATATTCATCTACTATAGTGGAGATTTTATGATATTTACACATGCTAGTATGATACAAGAAGGAGAATCTGCTTTATTTTATAGATTTGATAGATCTTTAAATGGTTATATGATATCAGGAGTATTTATTGCTCCTAATACGACAGCTAAGTTAAATTTTGTTAAGGTATGGAAATACTTCGTATCTGAAATAGTACGGGCAGATGATATATACGCTTCTCTTCCTTTAGGAATAACAAGTTCTATGTTTGAAAACTATATGAATTATCATGATACAATAAATGGCTTTAAGATATATAAGGTTGATAATTTTCTTAAAAAGCAATACAGTAGTTATGATAAACATTTAGAACAAGTCGGTAATAACTCATGAATGATACATCTGATTTAGATGCAAATAAACCAACTGAAATTGATATTTCAACGTTAGTTGATTGGGAAAATCCACCTACTCTTGCTGATCTTAAACAAGATCATGAATCTGCTCAAGTAGCTCATCAAGTTCATATTGATGAAGTTGATGCTTGGATAAGAGTGCTTGATGGTGATCAAACTATTAATGCTAAAAGAGGACGTTCTAAATTAGTACCTCGATTAGCACGTAAACAAGCAGAATGGCGTTATGCTGCTTTATCAGAACCTTTTCTATCTACAGATGACCTATTTAATACTTCTCCTCAAACATTTGAAGATAAAGAATCAGCTGTACAAAATGGCATGTTATTAAATTATCAACTTAACTGCCGTATGGATAAAGTATCTTTTATTGACGAATATGTTAGAACTGCTGTTGATGAAGGTACTGTAGTTGTACGAGTTGGTTGGGAATTCGAAGAAGACAAACGTAAAGTCTATACAGATATAATGGAAATGCAAGTAGTTGCAGGCCCAGATGGTCAACCAATACAACAAGAAGTTAAAACTGGTGAAAAAGCATCAACAAAGACTATTACTATTAAGAATCAACCTGTATTAACAGTATGCGATTATAATAATTTAATATTAGATCCTACTTGTGAAGGTGATATAGAAAAGGCTAATTTTGCTGTTTATAGTTTTGAAACTTCTTTATCTGAGCTTAAAAAAGATGGACGTTATAAAAACTTAGATGATATTAATTTTGAAAGTGCTTCAGTATTATCTGAGCCTGATCATGCAGTTAATACAGATGATGATTCATTTACATTTAAAGATAAAGCTCGTAAAAAAGTCATTGCTCGTGAATACTGGGGATTTTGGGATATTGATAATACTGGAGAAGTTAAACCTTTTGTAGCTACCTGGGTAGGTGATACTTTTATTAGAATGGAAGAAAATCCTTACCCAGATAAGAAACTCCCCTTTATATTAGTTCAGTATTTACCTAGACGTAAAAATATTTATGGAGAACCAGACGCAGCTCTTATCGAAGATAATCAAAAAATCGTGGGTGCTGTTACTCGTGGCATTATTGATATTATTGGCCGCAGCGCTAGTGGGCAACAAGGTATTAGAAAAGATGCTCTTGATGTAACTAATGCGCGTAAATTTGAACGAGGTGAAGATTATAAATTTAATGCTAATGTAGATCCTAGACAAGCATTTCATATGGAAGTATATCCAGAAATTCCTCGTTCTGCTCTTGAAGTATTAAATATGCAGAATAACGATGCTGAAGCGTTAACAGGAGTTAAAGCATTTACACAAGGTATTTCAGGGCAAGCATTAGGAGTTACGGCTACTGGTATTAGATCAGCACTTGATGCTACTTCTAAACGTGAATTAGGTATTTTACGTAGACTTTCAAATGGATTAAATCAAATTGGTCGTAAAATTATTTCAATGAATTCAGAATTTTTAGAAGATGAGGAAATTATTCGTATTACCAATGAAGAGTTTGTTGCTATTAATCGAAATGATTTAGGAGGGAAATATGATATCAAGCTTAATATTTCTACTGCTGAAGCTGATGAACAAAAAGGTAGTGAACTAGCCTTTATGTTACAAACTATGGGTAATACTATGCCTCCGGAAATGAGTCAGATGATATTAGCTGATATTGCTAAATTGCGTAAGATGCCTGATTTAGCTAAACGTATTGCTGAATACCAGCCTCAACCAGATCCAATGGCTCAACAAAAAATGCAACTTGAAATGGCATTATTACAAGCTCAAGTAGAAAATGAAACTGCTAAAGGTCAAGAAAATGCTGTTGATGTTCAGCTTAAAACTGCTAAGACTGCAACAGAACAAGCTAAAGCACGACAGATGCATAGTGATTCGGATAATAAAGATCTTGATTTTGTAGATAGAGAATCCGGAGCTCGAGATATGCGAGAAATGGATTTAGAAAATAGAAAGCACTCTCAAAATCTGGAAAATAAAGAACACGATAGACACACTAATCTAGAAAATAAAGAACAAGATAGATTATCTAATCTTGATAAAGCTGCATTTGATTCATTAACTAAAACGTAAGGAGGAGTATGACAGATTTAGAACAAGTTGAAATCCAAATTGATATGGCCAATAAGCTACGAGCATTAAGGGATAACTGCGTTAAATTAACAGCTAGTGAAACATGGAAAGATGTCATTGATACAGGTTATTTTAAAGAAGAAGCGGCTCGTTTAGTTATGGCTAAAAGTTCTAATCTTAGTGTTGAACAAATGAAATTAATTGATAACATGCAATATGGTATTGGAGCTTTAGCTAATTATATTGAATCTGTTATGAGACGTGGTGCCGAAATGGATCAAGCTATAGGTGAACATGAAGAAACTCGAGAAGAAATTTTAGCTGAGGAGATTAAAGTATGAGCCAAACTTCCTTAGGCTTATCTGATGCGGCGTT